TTTATTTTAAATTCTTCTATGAATTCAGTATATGATATCTCTGAAGTGAATGGATGTTTAATCTCAATTTTAAAAGCGATTGCTGTATTATACAGTATTTCTAACATTTCATCGTTTTGATATTCTGACATATTTAACATATCTGCGATTTCTTCTTTGGTATGATTTTCAAGAATGCTCATTGGTTATGGTAAAGGTCTTAATTTTAAATGTTTAAAATTTGATTTAAAATTATAAGTTTAGATTAAAACAAAATAACTATGGGTTGCTCTTTATGTAGACAACCAGGACATAATAAAAGGAGATGTCCTTTGAACACAGGTTATAAACAACAACATACGAAAAAGAAGAATAAAAATAATATATCCTCAATAATAAATTATTATCTAAAAAAGAAAGAACCCAAATTAATACAAGAATATAAAATGGATAGAAGGAGAACTGCTAAGAAAGATGAAGATATAAGGGTTGATGGGATCTGTAATCATATAAATGATAATACGCCATTGGGTATATCTATAAGAAAATATTATCATGAAATGTTCAATAAAGAAATTTCACATGTAAGGAAGATGGGTAGTAAAAATGATCACTATGATATATTAATCTACCATACAGACGGAACTACTAATCAATGTGAGGAGAAAGGTACACAAAATTATTCATCTGTAATTAATAGTGAGACTGTCCCATATGAGAACTCTGTTGAATTTTACAATGGTCCCGCCCAAAAATTTAATATCTCAAAAAAATATCTAAAATTATGGTATGATATAATTGTTAATAATAATGAAATAAAAGAAAAGTATAATTTACCAGTTCCCCCCACATTCGAAGAATGGTTAGAAGGTGGACCTTACTGTATGGTTGATCCAAAATCAGATTACTCAAAAACATTGAAGGTTAACTATAGAAATATGTATCCTGGAAAAAGTATGAATTCATGGGGACATAATAATATTGATTATCGTGAAGGTCCAAATAATGCTTTTGATATCACTGATGAAGAAAAATCTACTCTAATAGAAGAAGTTCAAAATATTTATAATGATGTAATGAATCAAAAAGATGTATGGTTACAAACAACAGGTACAATAGATGGACAGTTTTCATTTAAATGGTTTAATAAAATTGAACCAAAAAAAATAATTAATGTTGAAATGATAAAAAAGAAAGACATTGAGTTTAAATTTTATTTTGAAGATGAAAGTTATATTACTGGTATAATGAGATGGGGTAAAGGTTGTGGTTTTTCATGCTTCCGTCTAGACTTGAAGTAATTTTATAAAATTACATAAAGTTTTTATAAATTCGATTATTTTTTTATTTAAAGGTAAAACATAAACTAATATTAAAAACATGGATCAACAAACTAGTTCCACAAACTCAGTTTCAAAGAAAAGAATACAAAGATGTGGAAATTGTGGTCAATTAGGACATAATAAACGTTCTTGTAGAGTAAAAGTAGAAAAAAAAGAGGACGAGGACATAAAACCTTTGATTGAACACGAAGATAGTAAAATAGCTAATTACAAAAAGTTGATTAGTAACACTAAATACAATCAACAAATTGATAAGCTAAACAAAATTAAAGAGGACCACAAAGCAAATATTATTAATAATGTATATGAACATTATTTTATAAATAACACACTATTTAATCATATTGATGATTTTACAAAATACTTTAAAGATAATCACCTTGAAAATGAATACACCGATTATAATTTATGGTATGAAAATCAATCCGAACTCGCATGGGAAATAATTATGGATTTATTAAAGTATCCCGAAACATATCATTTTCCAATTACTGCTCCATGTGGTTCTGGTAAAACAATGTTAATGGATTGCTTGGCAAAGACCTTAATGATTATGAAGGTTCCAGAAAATGATACTACTAAACTTATTATGGTCGACAATATATTCGTATTTACAGGATATTCTTCAAAAGATTGGATTAAAGATATGAAAAAAGATTTAAAAATTATAAAATCTGAAAATGTATTTCATAGAGATACTATAAAAAATCTAAAAGAATTAATTATAAAAGATAATAAAAGATTACTAAATGCTGTTTTCTTTATAGATGAAGCCCGGTTGGTTGTCAAATCTGGAATGACAATTGATAAATTCTTTAAAGAATTAGGATTGGATAAAGATGTAATAATTAAATATAATATAAAAATATTTTATATTGATGCAACATTAGATAGTCATAATATTTCTTTGAAAGGTTCAGATAATGTATCTGATGTATATCATATGGAACCAGGGGAAAATTATCTTGGAGTAATAAAAATTAAGAATAATAAGTGGTTTTATGGGATAAATGATTACAATCTAAAACATGAAGTAGGTTTTAACAAAATATTCAATTTAATAGAAACACTAAAATCTAAAAATAAGAAAAAACATCTATTTAGAATAACAGATCCTAAAACAAGGAATAAATTTATAAAAGAACTAAATAAAAAAGGATATACACATTACTTAGTTGATAGTTCAAAAGAATCACATAAGTGGGGGGAACATTCTTTTGATGAAGAATTATGTGAAAATACTGAAAAAGTTACAGTTTATATTCTAAAAGATATGTATCGTTGTGCGAAACGTTTCAGGTTAAATGAACATATAGGTATCATTTATGAACAAGACACACCATCAGATCCTATAACAACACAGGGTCTAATTGCTAGATTCTTTGGTTATTATCCTAATTTAGAAAATATTAGACCTTATATGATTTGTAATACTACACATTTTGAACATCAAATATATGAGTTACAAGAGGGAAAACCCCATCCAGATTATGTATCTTCATATGTAAAGGGCGGAAGATTATTGAAAAATACATGGACCTCAGTAATGCATTATTACAATGAAAACAAAAAGACAATACAAAATAATTTTAATGATGGATTTATTATATCTGGATCTATATGTAAAGGGATAGTATCAGAAGATGGAGAAACACAACACGATATAGATTTACTATATAATGATAATATTAAAATGATGGATAGATATGAAGTATTTAATACGAAAGAAGAAGTTCAAAAAAGATATAAAAAATTAACCACTATAGATTGTGAAAAAATGCAAGATGGAACATGTGTTGACTCAAAATTAAAAATGAACTCATTTGGTTGTCGTGATATATTTTCAAATATGTCTAATAATAAAGATGAAATTAAAAAAAAATTTAATGATAATAATAAATATATAGAAGCGCGGATATATAATTATATGGATGATGATGTTAAGAAATACGCACTTAGATGGATTGCTAAAAGATAATTTAGTTAATTAATTAGTCTCTCAACAATCATCTGAATAAGAGGAGGAGGAACTGCATTCCCAATCTGTTTAATTTGTTTACCAATGTCACCTGAAAGTTGATAATCAGCTGGAAAACCTTGAATTTGTTTTAGTTCATCTGGTAGTAAACAACGTAGATAATTACCATTTTTATTTTTTAGAGGAACAAAGAATCTTGGACAATGCGCATAGGAACAAATGATTGTATTTATTGGTTTCCCAATATCAATAATTTCTCCACCGACATCCAGCCTTCGACCAAAGTGAAGTCTATGTGGTCTTGCCTTGTCCTTCCTTACATAATCTCTTTTTTTCGCATATTGAACTAAATTAGGATGAGGATCATTTTCTTCTTCCTCATTGTCCATATCCGTTAGAATACATTCATTTGGAATCTCCTCATCAAAATCAAAATCTAAATATTCAGGTTCTATCTTTAGAGCTCCCTCCATATTGAATTTGATGATGTTTCTTAGATCACCACCTCGTTCCTCGTTTTCTTCGGGGAAAGTAAACGTTTTTTGGAGATCAGAACGAATACCAACAATAATTAATCTTTCTCTATTCTGTGGAACACCTATATCTAATTTACTACACATATATACTTTGTAATAAATATCATATCCTATATCATTAAATTCACTTTCAATAATATCGATATATAGATCACCATCTACATTCTTTCTCGATAGTAATCCTTTAACATTCTCACCAATAATGTATTTAGGACGAATTAGATCCGTTGATCTCAAAAATTCCCTAAATAATGTATTGCGGGGATCATCCGGTAACTTATTTCCAGCGTGGGAAAATCCCTGACAAGGGAATCCAGCAAAAATTAAATCAACAATATCTTTATATTTTAAGAATTCTTCATCTGTTGTTTTTGTTATATCTCCACAACCAATTAATTTTGTCCCTGGAAAGTTTAATTCGTGTGTATCTTTCATTTCTTTTTCCCATTCAGAATATGCTACTAAATCTAATCCAGCATTAATAATACCCAATGAATCACCACCCATTCCCGAAAATAAACTAATGGCTTTAATTACTGTAGTTTCTTCTTTTTCATTGGGAGAAACAATTTCTATCTTACCTTCCTTAAACAATGGTTCAAATAAATCCATTCTTTTGTAAAAGTTTAAATTAAAATTCTTACCCTTTTCCCCTTCGATAAAGAATGTGAATTTATAAGTATTCCCTTTCTTATTCTTATCACCAGGCTTCTTCAATAAATATTTTCCTTTTTGATATGGGACTGAACTTACTGTGCCTGTGTGGGGCCATGTAGGGTCTAAATCTTCTTTAATTACGAAATAATATTTTTCTGGATTTTTTGCATGATATTCACTACGATTAAGGTCTAAAATACCATTCCAGTAATCTTCCATAGTTATAGTAGTATGTTATATTATAATTTTAAATCAAATTTAATCAACATTTATTTAAATACCAAAATGATTGTGGATTGTTTTACAATTTAGATGGTCCCCCCAATTACACATCCATCCAGATGTTAAACTATTATCATTAAAAATACAATGACTGATTATATCCTTATTTTTATGACCGTGTGAAATATGGACGATATCTTCATTGTCTAACCAAATACTGTATCCTCTATGAACCCCACCTTCACATTTGAATAATCTTCCATTTTTGTGAATTTTTTTAATATAATTATTATCCGGTTTCCAATAATCTCCAAAAGAATAGGTATTATTAAATTTATCGGTGATTTCACCTTCTTCATCGCTCCACAGTATTCTTTTTACCTTGTGAGACGAAGGTTGTGAGGGATCTGATAGTTTATTTTTTAAATAATCCCAAAATTCTCTTGGAGCCCCCATCGTAGATAGGTCAACATACCATCCATTGACCCTTGATTTTATGAGTTCTTTACCATCTCCTCGTTTACTTCCTTTTGCGAAAGAACGTAAATAATACTGTTTTTCTCTAGAATCATAAACAATAATCTTATTCCATGAACATTCACCAGTTATTAGATATTCATTACCCCAATCCTGTCCTAATGCACAGATAACCTCTTTATCCTCTTTTGATTCGGTAAATAAGAGACATTTCTCTAATAATGATTTGTATTTTTCCGGAGGGTAAATGATAATTTTACATTCGGGTTTAATCATTTCTGTTGTATTCCAGTTATCAAGGGCGTATTTTAATTCATTGTATGTTGCCCTACGATTATTACATCGATGATTCCTTTTATTATACAATACCCAAAAATTAACACCGTTTCTTTTATGTTCTGATGATTTACATATTTCTAATTCTTTCATTCTTTTTTTTTCTTCTCCACTGTAATATGATATTTGTGAGTTAGAATCATCACTATCAATGTATGGTGAATTATTATTTTCACTGTTTCCTCCCATCCAATTTTTCATATTTTTCGATGGAAGAGATGTTGATAATTTATTTTTTAAATAATCCCAAAATTCCCTTGTTGCCCCCATCGTAGATAGGTCAACATACCATCCATTGATCCTTGATTTTTTGAGTTCTTTACCATCTCCTCTTTTCCACATTTTTGTAAAAGAACGTAAATAATACTGTTTTTCTCTAGAATCATAAAAAATAATCTTATTCCAACAGCATTCACCCGTTGTTAGATATTCATTATTCCCATCCTCACCTAATACACAGATAACCTCTTTATCCTCTATTGATTCCGTAAATAAGAGAGATTTTTCTAATAATGATTTGTATTCTCCTTTTGGATAAAAATAAATCTTGCATGGGGGTTTAATCATTTCTGTTGTATTCCAGTTATCAAGGGCGTATTTTAATTCATTGTATGTTGCCCTACGATTATTACATCGATGATTCCTTTTATTATACAATACCCAATAATTAACACCGTTTGTTTTATTTTTCCATGATTTACATATTTCTAACTCTTTCATTCCATTGTTTTCTTCTTCACTGTTTTCCGATATTTGTGAGTTAGAATCATCACTATCAATGGATGGTGAATTATTATTTTCACCGTTGCCTCCCATCCAATTTTTAATATTATCATACCAATAGTTCATAGAATGGCTATGTTGTTCAGTTTCTTTCTTCTTTAAATCTTCTTTTAGTTTTACTTTATCTACTCTTGATTTTACTTTTTCTAGTTCATCTACCTTTTTTATTTCACCACCTTTTTGCGATAAGGCAGTTTTAAAACCTTTTAAAACGTTAATAATATCTTCTTTCGTTTTACCTTCTGTATCATATTGTTTCCTTATCGCAATAGGGGATCCACCAAATAAATCCCAAGTAAGCGAAAGATAATAATCATTGATAAAATCAGGAACTTTATTTCTAGGAAACGTTGAAATCATTGCAACATTTCTTCTCCCATTATCATGGTTTTCAATAATAAAAATAGGTATATCGTCAACCATTACTGGATGATGGTTATGACCTGACAGTTTACCATTTTCCTTAAACCGAACTGAATGGTTCTTGAATACTTGTTGAATCAGTTCCATGATTTGTTGAATACGAATATCTGGATCTTCAGATAAACGGTTTTCAAAATGGATAGGTTCATCGCGAACAACGGGTTCAACTGGTGTTTCATTCCATAGATCTCCATCCATTAACTTGAAAGCTTCTTTAATATCATCTATTTCACCTCGAAAAAACTCTCTACGAGGGTGAACTCTCTTCATAAACTTCTCCATTAATCGATGAAGTGTTCTCTCTTTTTCTTTTGGATTGGTTACCTTTTTAGCAAATTCTATTTTATAATAAGGTATTTTCCATGTATCAGAACTATTTGCCTCCTTTAATCGGTCTAAAGGAGACCTCATTGTAACACCAACCTTGTAAATACCAGGCATAATATCTAAATTCGAAATACAGTATATATAACCTGTTTCAATCTCCATAAGTTTATTCAATAAATACTTATTTTATATTTAAATACT